GCACAGCGGCAAAATCAGATTGACACCCTGACATCGCAAAAGGCTGCCAAACTCGCGGAGTGGCACGACATCCACGATCGGCAATGGACCGGGTCCGATACCTGTCCGACCTGTGGGCAAAAGCTCCCTCCGGAGCAGATTGAGGCGGCCAATGCCAATTTCAATCGGCAGCGCGCCGAGGACCTTGAGCGCGTGCGGAAAGAGGGCGTCGCGCTCCGCGACCAGATTTCCGCGAAGCAAAAAGAGCTCGTCGACCTGAACTCGGAATCGGCCATGCTGGAAAAGGAAATCTCCGTGCTGGACCAGCGGCTCGGAAAGGGCCGTGGGATGCTGAAATCCGACCAGTTCGAGGAAACTCCGGAGTTCGGGAAAATCAGCGAGAAAATCCAGAAGCTGAAATCCGCAGAAGGCCCCGATGAGCAAAAAATCAGCGAGCTGACCGAAAAAATCAAGGCCGCCGAGCAGATCGAGCTTCGGCACGAGCAGGCCGCAGAACAGAAAAAGCACGTCGCCGAGCTGGAGGCCCAGCAGAGGCAGGCCGCCGCGGACCTGGGGCATTGGGAAAAGGCTGTCGCGCTGTGTGAGGAACACATCAAAAAATCCGCCCGCGTGCTGGAAAAGACGGTCAACGGCAAGTTTAAGATTGCCCGCTTCCGCATGTTCGCGCCGCAGAAAAACGGCGAGGAAGCCGAGTGCTGCGACGTGGTATACCCCAACGGGTCTACGAATTTGTCCACAGGTGAGCGGCTGCAGGTCGGCATCGACATTATCAATACCCTGTCCGAGTATTATGGCGTCGACGCGCCGATCTGGATAGACAACAGGGAGGGCATTACGCTCCCGATTGAGTCCAAGGCACAACTCATCAGCCTGATTGTCAGCCCGGAGGATAAAAATTTGAGAATCGAGGTGGCCGGGAACCCGGCCGGAAAGGACGCCTGATTATGTCAACAACCGCTTTAGCTCTTGTCAATGAAATCACGACTGCCGTCTCCGCGCAGGTGCGCGGGTATCTGTCCAAGGGCACCCTGCAGCTCCCAGCAAACTATAGCGCAGAGAATGCGCTCAAAGCCGCGGCTCTGATGCTCCCGGAGGTCAAAAACAAGGATGGCGTGCCGGCGCTGAAATCCTGCACATCAGACAGCATAAAGTCATCGCTGCTATCCATGTGCATCCAGGGCCTTAATCCGGATAAAGATCAGTGCTACTTTATCCCATACGGCTCGCACCTGACGCTCCAGCGGAGTTATTTCGGCGATGTCAGCGTCGCCAAGCGCGTCGACCCGAACATTGAGGATATTTTCCCGGCCGTGGTATTCGAAGGGGACAAATTTGAGTACAAAATCAAGCGCGGGAAGATTGTCGAAATCAATCATCAGCAAAAATTGGAAAACAAGGATAAGCCGATTGTGGCGGCCTACGCGACAGTCGTCTACAAGGACGGCCGCGAGATATCCACGATTATGACGCGAAAGCAGCTGCTGCAGGCCTGGTCGCAGAGCCCGATTCACCCGGTCGGCGCGGGAGGAAAACTGAATCCATCATCGACACACGGAAAATTCCCGGAGAAAATGGCGTGTAAAACCGTAATCCATCGCGTATGCAAGCCGATTATCGACAGTTCCAGCGACCAGTCGCTATTCGCCCGCTGCGTCCGGCAAACCGATGATGCAGCGGATGCCGCCGAGGCGGATGAGGACGCGGAGGAAAACGCGAACCAGCAGTACATCGACACGGACGAGGCGCCGGCCGGCGTAGACCCGGAGACTGGAGAGGTAACCGGCACCGCCGCGGAAAAGGAGGAGGAGCCGTTTTGAAAATAAAGGTGATCGGCTCCGGCAGCTCCGGAAATTGCTATCTGATAGATGACGGACGAACCCAGCTGCTGCTTGAGTGCGGGCTTCCGATTAAAAAGATCAAGGCAGGATGCGATTACGATTTTTCACGGGTGGCCGGATGCCTGATTACGCACGAGCACGGAGACCATGCCAAAGCGGCGAACGATCTAATGCGCGCCGGAGTCAATGTGTGGATGACGGAAGGCACGGCGCGGGCCGCCGGGGCAGATGTTTACCGGCTAAAACTTTTCAAACGGATTCGCCCAAATGACTGCTATTTCACCGAAACCATCGGTACCTTTACAATTCTTGCTTTTCCCGTCCACCACGACGCCGCAGAGCCGGTCGGGTATCTCATCCACAGTGGGGCGACCGACGAAAAACTCCTCTATGTCACCGATACCCAGTACATCGACTACCGCTTTCGCGGATTGACCCACATCATGGTCGAGGCAAATTTCAGCTCCGAGACGCTCGCGGACCCGGACAACGACCCGCGGCGGCACCGCCTCCGCCGGACGCACATGAGCCTTGAAAACTGCATCGCGCTTCTCAAGGCCAACGATCTTTCCGAGGCGCGCGAAATCTGGCTGATCCATCTCTCGCAGACCAACGGTGAACCGGAGGCTTTTCGCCGGCGGGTGGAGGAGGCGACGGGGGTGCCGGTGCATGTCGCATGATCTCCGTCCATATCAGATCCAGCTCGTTCAGGCCGCCCGGCAGGCATATCGCGCCGGATATCAGGCGCCGCTCATCGTCTTACCATGCGGCGGAGGCAAAAGCTGCATCGCCGCCGATATGGCGCGCAAGGCGACAGCCCGCGGAAACCGGGTACTTTACATCGTCCATCGGCACGAGCTCTGCGACCAGATTGACCGGACATTTCGCGATTGGGGCGTGGATATGCACTATTGCAAAATCGGGATGGTACAGTCCGTCTGCCGGCGCGTTAAGAAAATTATTCCGCCGCGGCTGATTATCATCGACGAGGACCATCACGCGCTTGCACGGAGCTACCGAAAAATAATCGACGCGTTTCCGCAGGCGCAGCGTATCGGGATTACGGCCACTCCCTGCCGGCTGAACGGCGGAGGCCTTGGAGATGTCAATGACAAGTTGATTATTGGTCCGAGCACAAAATGGCTGATTGAGCACCAATATCTCGCACCATACGACTACTACGCTCCGACTGTGGCCGATCTGACGGGCATCCACACAGTGCACGGGGAGTATGCGACCGACGAGGTCGTCAAAAAGCTTGACCAGTCAAAAATCTACGGAGACGTGATCGGATATTATCGGCAGCTCGCTGACGGCAAGCAGGCAATCTGTTACTGTGCGAGTATCGAGCACAGCAAGACGATGGCCGAGCAATTCCGGGCCGCGGGCATTGCCGCCGAACACATCGACGGTGAAACGCCCAGACGGGAGCGGGATGCCGCGGTCAGGCGATTCCGGGACGGACAGACGAGAATCCTCTGCAATGTAGATTTAATCGGAGAGGGCTTCGACGTCCCGGATTGTTCCGTGTCAATTTTACTCCGGCCGACAAAATCGCTGACCGTGTACATCCAGCAGAGCATGCGCTGCATGCGGTACCAGCCCGGCAAGCGGAGTGTGATTATCGACCACGTCGGCAACTATGCGCGGTTCGGCCTGCCGGACATGGAGAGGGAGTGGAGCCTGGAGCCCAAGCCTCGGAAGAAAAAGGCCGCCGCAGCGCTGAAAATCCGTCAATGTCCGAAATGCTTTTACACGCACGAATGGGCGCCGGCCTGCCCACACTGCGGGTACGTTTATCCGGTCAAAGGCCGGACGCTGGATGAAATCCGGGATGCCCGGCTGGAGCAGATTAAAGGCATCGTGCTGGACTACACGCGGCCCGAGGACTGCTGCACATATGAGGAGTTGAGAGCTTATGGCAAAAATCATGGATACCGCCCAGGCTGGGCCTATTATGCCGCGAAAAGGCAGGGGATCATCTGAATCCGATATCCAGAATCAAATCCGCGTCGCGCTATCCCGGTATGGAATCGTTTTCCGGACCAACGCCGGGGATTTCTGGCAGGGCAAGCGAATCTATTATCCGCCGCTCCATGAGGACATCCTTATCCATCTTCGGCGCGTGCAGGGCCTGCCGCAGGGGTTTCCGGACCTGCTCTATTGTGGGTTTGACGGCCGAGCGGGATTTATCGAGGTCAAACGTCCTGGAGGACACATACGCAAAGAGCAGCAGCATTTTCTCATGCTGATGAGCAGCTACGGGTACCCTGCCGGAATTGCGCGGAGCCCGGAGGAAGCACTGAAAATCATACATGGACTAAAATCTCAAAATGAATAAATATGCAGGAGGTACATGTTATGTCTTTTAAGGTTGACCACAGTCAGGCCGCGTCCGGCGAGCTGCCGGAGGGCGAATATGAAGCCGTTATCAAATATGCGGGTGAAGACGCTACTAAAATTTCCCGCACAGAATATATCAACGTCACGATGGTAATACGCAATGATATCGACCAGCCGTGCAAAAATCGCACTATCCGTCACTCCATCTGGCACAAAAAAGAGCCCTCCCCCGCTGATATCGCGTGCGGAGGATACAGCTCCAAGCAGATACAGTCGCTCTCCAAGGCTGTCGGGCTGCCAAATGGCAAGGAGTACGACAACTTGGAGGACTGGTGCGATGACCTGGAGAAGAAACCTGTGCGCATCACCGTGGAAAAGGAAGAATACCAGGGACAGACGCACTCACGCGTAAAATGGGTTAATGAAAGCAAAGCCCTTCCCTGCCGGCACGTCTGGCCGAACGATGAAGATGTTTCGGTGGCAGACGACGACCCGAAGCCAAGCAATGATTTCCAGGAAGTAAAATCATCGGACGACGACCTGCCATTTTGAGGAGGGATATTTTGTACGAGTATATTCCCACCGACCTGCGAGCCGTGAATAACTGGTGCTGCTGGCGCGCCGACCCCGACCCTGGCCGGCCGGGGAAAATAAAAAAGGTCCCCATCAACGCCCGCACCGGCGGCGCGGCGCAAAGCAATAACCAGGATACCTGGTGCGACTTTGGGACCGCGGTCGCGGCGTCCGGCAAATATTCCGGCATCGGCTTTATGTTTTCGGGCAGCGGCTTTTTCGGGGTCGATATAGACGGCGTGGAGGGCGCAATAGAGGACTATCGGCACGGTGAGACAGACAACATCGTCGCGGAATTTATCCACACACTACAAAGCTACGCCGAATATTCGCAGTCCGGGCACGGAATACATATCATCTGCCGGGGCAAGCTCCCGCCTGCCGGGAGACGGAAAAACAACGTCGAGATGTACGACAGCGGCAGATTTTTCATCATGACCGGGCGTCCGGCGGCGGAGTATGCCGACGTGCGCGACTGCACCGAAGCGATTAAGCCGCTGCACGAAAAGTACATCGGCGGCGGGACAGAGCCGTCCACGGGCGTCATATCGCCCGGGCCGCTGAATCTGTCCGAAACCGAAATCATCAGCCTCATCGAAAACTCGAAGCAGGCCGACGCCTTCCGCGCGCTATACTCCGGCCAATGGGACAAAATCTACACGTCGCAGTCGGAGGCCGACCTTGCGCTGTGCAACATGCTGGCGTTCTGGTGCCGCTGCGACGAGGGCCTGATGGACAAAATTTTCCGCGCGTCCGGACTCATGCGGCCGAAGTGGGACCGGAAACAGGCGGGCACGACATACGGAAAAATCACGCTGTGCAAGGCCATCCGTGACTGCCCGCGTGTCTATGAGCCGGCGGCGAAATACCAGATTACAATCGGGCAGCCGGCCGCGAAACCTGCGCAGAAGAAACTCTATTCGTTCGACGACACCGGCAACGCCGAACGCCTGACGGATACCTTCGGAGACCGAATCAGGTACAGTTACGTCAACAAGTCCTGGCTATACTACGACGGCCGGCGCTGGGTACTTGATATCACTGGCGCGATTAAGCGCATGGCGGACGAGATTGTGGAGGCCATGCGGGGCGATGAAAACTACTACGTCAAAAATGCTCCCGAGGACCAGGACAGCGACGCAGCGGCCAAGGCATTTGAAAAGCATCTGAAAAAGTCGCGGTCCAGCGCCGCGAAAGAGGCAATGGTGAAAGAATCGCAGCACAGGGTACCTATTACTCCCGACGAGCTGGACCGCCACACAGACCTGCTCTGCACGCCGAACGGCGTATTAAATCTCCGCACCGGCATGCTCGGCAAGCACGACCGCGGGCTATACATCACCAAAATCACGCACTGCGAGTACACCGACAAGATCGATCATCCGCTGTGGGACCAGTTTCTAAATGATATTTTCAATGGTGACCGGGACTTAATTCATTTTGTGCAAAAAGCTGTCGGGTATTCTCTGACCGGCAGCACACGGGAAGACTGCGCATTTTTCTGCTACGGTACCGGGCGCAACGGGAAATCAACTTTTTTGGAAACTATCAGCAACGCTCTTGGTGACTACGCGATAAATATCCAGCCCGAGACCATCATGATAAAGCCGACCAGCTCCGGCCCGACATCGGATATCGCGCGCCTCAAAGGCGAACGCTTCGTGACCTGCTCCGAACCGAATGAAGGCGTCAGACTCAATGAAGGACTGCTCAAACAGCTTACCGGTGGTGACCGAATCACGGCAAGCCGGAAATACGAAAATGAATTTGAGTTCGTTCCGGAGTTTAAACTCTGGATGGCCACAAACCACAAGCCGATTATCCGCGGGACCGACGTCGGCATCTGGTCCAGAATTCGCCTGATTCCGTTCACCGTGCGGATTCCGGATGAAAAGACTGACCGGAATCTGAAATATAAACTCCGAAAAGAATTATCAGGAATTTTGAAGTGGGCGGTCGACGGCTGCCTGATGTGGCAGAGGGAGGGGCTCAAAATGCCCCAGGCGGTCGCGACAGCTACAGCGGAATACCGCTCGGAAATGGATATCATCGGGGCTTTTCTTGGAGCGTGCTGTACAGATAACCCGAATTGGGGGGAACAGGCAAAGGATTTATTTGCCGCCTATGCTGCCTGGGCGAAGGAAAACAATGAGTTTGAAATGACCGCGACAAGGTTCGGGCGCGAAATGAGCAAACGGTTTGAGAAAAAACGCACACGAGATGGATGGGTTTACTGCGGAATTGAGCTGAATAAAAAAAATGTGCCCTATGGAATTAAGTTTAATGTTCTTAATTAGAAAAAGTGTGTATAGCTTGTGAACGGTTGGACGCGTTTTCCCTATACTTTTATATATATATCTATACCCTCGCTATACGAAAGTATATAGAGAAACCCGGAATCTATGCACCAACTATACACACGGCATGAAACAGATAAGGAGAATTTTTAATGATGGATAAGAAATATCTTGCAGAAATAAAGACGCGGGATAATGCAGAACTTCCGAAAACGGCCGCTCCAGTATTTCGCGACAGACACGCCCTGCTTGCCGAGGTGGAAAGGCTGGGCAAGGAGACTGCCACGTTGAAACGGGCGCTGGAGCTTGCTTGCCGGTACCACAGATTCGACGATTTCAAAACGGTGCGCTCCGAAATAGAATTTTTCG